TTTGACATCAGTCGTACCGTTAGTAGTACCAGAGTTAACTTCATTAGCGTCAAGCGTACCATCGCTGATTTGTTTTGCTATGTAGTCTGCAGGGTCACCTTCGTCAGGCGTCTCAAACACCGATGCAGCTTCAAGACCTCGTGTCACGACGACAAGGTTTGGAAACTCTGGTTCACCTTCTACAGTTGGTATAGATAATCCAGTCTTGTTAGCAGAACCTGCACGACCATCGCCCAAGTCTAGACGCACACCGTCCATGTTAAGTGTTGCACCAGCTAGTACGTTCGTAGAAGCAGATGACTCAAGGTTTAAACTGTTACCAGAGTATATGTTTGTGGCTCCAGTAGATTCGATGTTGACTGATCCAGCCATGAGGTTGAATGCACCAGCCACAGCAACGTTCATGTTGTTATTGACTTGTAAGTTAACATCACCTTCTACAGTAACGTTGAGTGCGCCCTTGATATGTACAAAGCCGTTACGCTCCATTATCTCATACCCATCACCAACTATACGGTTAACTTGTGTACCGTTTGCGTCTATCTCTGTAAATGTACCTGACTTATGGTAAGTATGGATACGTTCGGATCCTTTTGTATCATCAAACTCCATAACATGGCCAGACTCGGTCATCATTACATGGTTAAACGGGTACTTGGCATTGTACGGTATCTGTGATTGGTCCCATGTAACACCAACAGACTTGACTCCCTTATCTCGCGTTTGCTCTTTAGTGTATACGATGGTCTTACGGATGTCTTCAGCTCTCGCTAACTTATTGGTGTCTGCTTCATTAATGTATAGAGGGTACTTACCGTTTGGGTCTTTAAACCCTATAACTGAAGCTGAAGCAGTATTACTTAACCCTGATGCATTTGGAGTAGAGTCTACTGGTGGGTTTACAGGTGTATTGACAGGGGATAGATCACCTGATACAGTTGGCACTCCATCCTTCAAGAATAGTTGTGACTCTGCAGATCTGCGCTTTGTTAATCCTGCTAACACTTGTCCACCATCTTTATTATAGTTTGAGAACTGGTTTGCACACCCCATATAATCGGGTATGTTTAGTGTTGATAGAAGCGTTGACTTAGAGTATGTACCAGAACCAAGGTTATACACGAATGAACACATAGAATCAAACATCGATTGGGTTATTGGTGCTTTCGTTGCAGAGTATAGTATTGGGTATACAGACTTAGTGAAGTGTGCTAGTAAGTATTCGTTTGCTTGGCTTTCAGTTATAGTCATACCTGCTGTTACAGGTGATCCATTGATTGTGGTAGTACCATAACCAATCGTCCATACACCCGCAGAGTCTTGATAAGAAGTTAGTCTCAACCCTTCAAACTGCTTGATGAGTGATATAGCATCTGATGAAGCTGTATACGTATTTGCTGGGTTTAATCCTGGTGTATCTGTAGGAGGGTTTGAGTCAGTATTAGCAACTATATTACCGTTTACGTCTGTAGTGGTTTGCTGTGATGTAGGAGCAAGAAAACCATCTGACTTTAATATCATTTGGTTATTGTCTTGATCTATAGATCCTTGTGCTTGAGGGATACCACCGATGACACCAAGCATGATAGGCTGTTGTTCTGCCTCGTCCCTGAACATGATGATCACCCATGTGCCTTCGACTGGACCTAACGGTGTGGTACCAATACCAGATATACCAGCAGAGGTGACTGGTTGCATTGGGAATGCCCATGGTAGTTCATAAGTTGGTAGTACACTAGCATCGTAGTTATGTAGACCTACGACACGAACTTGACACCTACCAAGTTTTAATGGGTCTTGTCTATTCTCAACGCATCCTGTATACAACTTCATTATTGTCCACCTTTATTCAAATCAACTATAAACGAATCTTTAATTAGTTCCATCTTACATTGATGTGCATCCCTATCTATCGAATGGTTGATAGCTGATATCACATAGTTACCTGAGAACATCTTATCTTGTACATCTTTTGATGAGTCAGATGATTGTATTGGGTTAAACTTATTTAAGTTAAGGAATACCTTTTGCCCTACTGTATAATCTGTCCTACCGGGAACCAAGATCTCAACCCTTGTAGCCATAGCTTGCTGCATCAATGACATCCTTTGTTGGATGCCAGCAGTGTTGGTCGTATCAGTATAGCTGTTAAAGCTGCCGTAGTATTTACTGTAGTCAAACACTGTGGATGCAGACCTACGAACAGAGGCATTAGAAGCAACAGGATAATCGTTTAGGTGTTTATTATTCTTAAAGTCTGTAAGCATATCATAGTTCTTTACGACGAACTTCTTAGTAGTCACATCAAAGGTAATCATCTTAGAAGCATACATGCCAGACCTTGCTCTGTCAAGGTAATCAAAAGCTTTTGGTATACTTATCTCAATGATACGTTGGTACTCTGCAGGTATATCACGATAGCTTCGACCATCTGGTGTAAACGTACGCATGAAGTTATCTGATATAAATGTTTGTACTACATTAGAAGTATATAAGTTTTCAAGAGATACGAAGTTTAAACCTTTCCTGCTCTCAAAGAATAGATACGATAAGGAATTGTTTTGGTTTAAAGAATACTCTGCCACATGGTTGATACTCTTTACAGGAGACCAATAGTTTGCGATGAACTTTGTACTATTCGCTGTGTCTTCTATGTTAATGTTTTTCTTTGACTCTAAGCCATTGACAGTATCTTTAATGATAGTCTTTATTATGTCAGAACACTTGCCTTTATACGGTACACTGACTTTCTTATTAACATCGACTAAAGCTTCCCTTGATATGAAGTGTAGTTCATAGATAGCATTCCTATTACCCTGTGTCTCTCTGTTTGTCATCTTATAGATGTAGAACTGGTCATTGATGACGTTAGCTGGTCCTGTCATAGAAGGGGTATGGATAGCTATATTAACATACTCTTCACCAACAAATGGGAATAAGTTAGCAAGGTCTAATGAGTCTTTAAACGCCATTACACCAGATATGAACGGAGAGAATAAGTCTTCATAGATCTCAAGAGCTATGACTTGGTTGGTGACTTCCTGACCATACCCGTTTGCAGATATGATCTGTATCTTGTCTATGCTGACGTCGCCAGCAAACCGTATGACTTCAGCGGTCGCGCTCATTATATAATGTCTTGGAAGTTTTGTAAGATTGTATTAAGTAGCGAAGGAGAGATTAGTTTGATTCGTCGTTTACTTTCATTGACAGATATTTCATAATCAAAGTTACTTACCGATGCTGCACCCTCTGCGTTTGAGTTAACTACATATCCATTACGATCTACATAATGATGGGTGTTATACTCATTACCTGCACCATACTTGTTTGTTACGTATTGACTTAGTTCTTGCTGTGGTAGTGGAAAGTCGTTTATATAGTCAAAGTTTTCATTGCATAGCATGACTACCCAATGATAGTATGGGCTACCATATACTTTCTCAGCTATGATCTCAGGAGTCTCACCATCCACAACGTCATATTGATCATATAGTGTAACGTTTGAAAGGATAGCAGTCCTTACCCTAACGTTTGTAGTTACGTCAGTGACTAATTTATAGACAGTCTTACCATTAATCTGATAGGGATATAAGAATGTTGGAAATTGATCGAAGTACATATATTATAGACCGTCCTGGATCTTCTCTTTTGTAAGGGTTGCAAGTTCTTTAAACACAAGAGTTATGTTGATTTGTGTAGGGTTACCATTATCAAACGAAGTAAACTGACCGTTTGGTGAATAGTCAACTGTCATGTCTGTAAGTACACATGATGTATGTCTATTGATGTATAAGTTTTCCTGTGTACCATTATAGTAGAATATATCAAACTCAGAAGGATAGACGTATAAGAAGTTCTGTGCATCTTTAAACTCAGGATGCATATGAAGCTTAAACTGGTAGATGATGTTCTGTACATTTGCTGCTTCTTGAGCGTTTCTTGGATAGAATTGGTACTCAAACGTAAAGTCTCGGAACTCTACGCCTTTAAATATCTGTTCTTTCCTTGGATTTGGTGCTAGTCCAGTAAGCTTAGAGAACCCACCTGTACCAGGTATACTTAATCCAGCAGCAATAGCTGCAGCAGTTCCTTGGTTTGCTGCATCTTTTGAGATGTTAGATCCGCCTTTCTTCTCAGAGGCTTTCTTGAGTGCAGCTGTACCAGCTATGATACCTCCAATGATCTCATTATTTTCTGGTTCATAGTTAATAGTATACTTTGTAGACATCGTATTAGGATTGTGTAAAGCTATGGCTGTAGCTAATCGTCTTGTTTGTGCTGAGAACGAAGCTCCAAGTTTTTGTTCAGCTTCAGCTATTGGACCTGATGCACCTTGTGTAGCAGTAGCTTGTCTTACTTGAGCAGCAAGGTCACTGTTATCTCGTGGAGTTAAGTCTTGTACTGTCTGTACTTGACCGTCTTTGATTAGCTTTGAGTCTGCTTGAGCGTTGATATAGAATATAACGTAGTTATTACCATACTCACCCAATGAACCCATTAAGTCTAAAGGATAAGAGAATGAATCTACTTTATACTTGTTACTATCAAATGTAGCTGGTCCACCTCTAGCTGCATAAGTACTACTTCCAGAGTAATCACCTAACTTAACAGGGGTACCAGTAGTTTGGGTCGTTGCCATTTATAATCCTAAACGTTTATTGTTTATTTATAATAAATACCATAGATGTTCCATAAACGAATGTACAAGCCAATGTTTCCCGAGAAGTACGAGGGAGACCCCACTAATATAGTGATGAGATCAAGCTGGGAGACCCGCTTTGCATCATGGTGTGATAAGAACCCATCGGTAGTCAAGTGGTTGTCAGAGGAGACAGTCATACCTTATAGGTGTCCCACTGATAACAGGATCCACAGGTACTTTGTAGACTTTAAGATAAAGGTTCGTACGAAAGATAACCAGATCAAGACATACCTAGTTGAGGTTAAACCTGCCAAACAGACCCAACCACCAGAGTTTCCAGGTCGTCAGACAAAAAGATACCTCACAGAGTCACTCACGTTCATGAAGAACCAAGCAAAGTGGAGAGCTGCAAACGAATGGTGTAAAGACCGGAATTGGGAATTCATCATCATAACCGAGAACGAACTAGGTCTAAATTAGCATATAAATAACAAATGGCTACAAAACAACAACTAAGAGATGTATTTGCTAAAAACCAATACGAGTTAAAAGACGCAGCAAAGAGATCTCGTACATGGTTCCAGCAGCAAGCTAGGTTATTACAGACACAAGCTATAACTCCAAATAAAGTATTAAAGGGAGATGCAAGCGCTAACGTGACTTCTATACAACCTGGAAGCTTGTACATGTTCTTATATGATCCAAAGACAAAAGACGACCTACCATACTATGACGTGTTTCCTCTTGTATTCCCATATAAGAAGATAGGTAACAAAGGGTTTATTGGGTTAAACATGCATTATCTACCATACTACCATCGTGTACAGCTGTTACAAAGACTGATGGAGTATGCAAGTAATACAAAGATGAATGATACAACAAAGCTTAAGTATTCATGGAACTTAATAAATGGGGTGTCTAGGTTTAAATGGGCAGAACCATGTATCCACCAGTATCTAAATAGTCATATTAAATCAAATATGAGGAAGATATCACCACAAGACTGGACGACAGCTATGCTATTACCAGTAGAGCAGTTTGTAGGTGCAAATAAAGCAACAGTCTGGAAGGACTCAGTAGGAGCATAATGGCTACTTTAAACCAATTCATATCATCTATAGCTAATGAAGGGCTAATGAAGATGTCACGTTTCAACGTGACCTTTACTCCGCCTAATGCTATAGCTGATGGTCCTTACTTAAGGGATCTTAGGAAAATATTACTATACTGTGATACTATCAGCTTACCAGGTTTATCATTAGCTACCACAGAAGCAAAGACGTTTGGTGAAATAAGAGAGATGCCATATCAAAAGCTCTTTGAAACTACCAACATGACTTTCTATGTAGATAACGCTATGATAGTTAAACTTCTGTTTGATAATTGGATTGGAGCAGTACAAGATCCTGTAACAAGGTCTTTTAATTACTATGATGACTACATAACAGATATGTCAGTAGAAGTATTTGATGTCAATGAAAACAGTAGATACACACTAAACATGTATCAGTGTTATCCTAAGGCCATAGGCGCTATACAAATGGACTATCAAAGTAAAGACCTAATGAAAGTAAGCGTTACGATGAACTATAAATACTGGACTGCTGTAGGTTCTAAGAGTTCTATAAATGGAGATATATCTCCTGTACCTAATGCATACTTTACTAATTTTAATCAGTTCCAAACTGGAGCAAATCAAGGCATGCCACCACCGCCTCCTCCAATACAGAACGTAACTAATACAATACCAACGCCACAATTTTAAGGAGAGAGAAATGGCTGCAGCAAAAGAAGATTTTATGACCACAAAATGGAGACCGATGATGGCTATGACATACATGGCTACTATCATATTTGACTTCATTGTAGGACCGATCATATTCAACGTATTACAATACTGGAATCCAGGTCAGGCAGTTACAAGTTGGACACCACTAACACTACAAGGCGGTGGTCTATATCACCTTGCGATGGGTGCTATCCTTGGTATCTCAGCTCTTACACGCGGACAAGAGAAGATCGCTCAAATTAATGCAGGTGCAAATGATCCAGCACCACAAGCTCCTGTGATGAACTTACCAGTTGGTAATACACCACAACAAACATGGGCACAAGATCCAGTACAACAACAATCAGTACAACAAGCTCCTGTGACAGTTGATGTCTCAGTTGGTGCTCCACCTCCAGCATTTGGTGCACCACCAGTTGCAGATCCAACAGTAAGAGTAACACCTACGCGTAAGATTACGTAATATAAAGGTATTATTATGAAAGCTGATGAAAATTTATCAAAGATTTTTGATGTAGAACCTCTTAAACAGGGTGAAGTTGCAAGCACGGGACAAGAGATTGTCCCAGCTTCAAACAAGATGGAAGAGAACGTGGATTATGACTATGACTCAGCTCGTAATAATCTACATAAATTATTGAATCAAGGACAAGATGCATTATATCATGCTTTGGAAATAGCAAAGCAATCTGAGCATCCAAGAGCCTTTGAGGTTGTAGGTAACTTAATGAAACAGTTAGCTGACACTAATGAACAACTGTTAACACTAAGTGAACGTAAGCAAAAACTAGATGCTCCTAAGCAGCAAGATGGAAATGCATCTGGTAAGCAAGTGACGAATAACAACGCGATATTCGTGGGATCTACTTCAGAACTATCTAAAATGATTAAAAACCTGAATAAAAATGATTAAACCTACATATCTTTATATTAAACATCATACTATAACTGGAATGAATTATTTCGGTAAAACTACACGAAATGATATTGATAAGTATTTAGGATCTGGTAAATATTGGATTAATCATATAAACAAGCATGGTAAAGAGCATGTTATAACTATGTGGGTTTCTGAGCCATTTATTGATAAAAGCAAATTAATTAAATATGCTAAGCTTATATCAGAAGAATTTAATATAGTTAACTCTGATAAATGGGCAAATTTAAGAGAAGAAAATGGAATTGATGGTGCACCTATAGGATACAGTCATTCAGACGAATCTAGAAAAATAATGTCTGAATCACACAAAGGTATTAGTAATAAAATCAGTGATGAAGCAAAAAAGAGAATGTCAGAAGCACAAAAGAAAAGAATTATTACTAAGGAACACAGAGCTAAAATTGGACTTAGTATATCGCAAAACACAAAGGGCAAATTGAAACCTAAAACAATATGTCCAGTATGTGGTGTGACAGGAGGAAACAACGTTATGAAACGTTGGCATTTTAATAATTGTAAAAATAATGTAGGAGAATAGTATGGCATTACCAATTAATACCACGCCGGTATATACGTTAACGTTACCTTCAACAGGTAAAGATATTAAGTATAGGCCATTTTTAGTAAAAGAAGAGAAAGCATTACTGATCGCTAATCAATCAGAAGACATTAAGGTCATGGTTGAGTCTCTTAAACAAGTCATCAAGGCTTGTATTAAGGATACAGTAGATGTCAATACATTCTCTACGTTTGACCTTGAATACGTGTTTACACAGATTCGAGCAAAGTCTGTAGGTGAGATGGTTGACTTGTATCTTAAATGCGATACATGTGAAGATGAAAAAGCAGTAGCAAAGGTTACTATTGATCTTACTACTCTAACTGTTGAAAAAGATCCAAGTCATACAAATAAGATAGGATTATTTAGTGATGTAGGTGTCATCATGAAATATCCTACAGTTGATGTAATTAATAGATTACAAAACATCGATCAAACCGACATGGATGAAGTATTTTCATTAGTGATTGATTGTATAGATTCAATTTATACATCTGACGAGATGTTTTCAACTAAAGATCAGACAAAAGCAGAATTAATGGAGTTCTTAAACAACCTTACTTCTGATCAGTTTGCAAAGATCCAGGCATTCTTTGAGACTATGCCTAAGTTGCAACACACTATTGATTATACATGCCCGGTATGTAACAAAGAGCATCATAAAGTATTAGAGGGACTCAACAGTTTTTTTTAATTAATCTCTCTCATGAGTCATTGCATAATTACTATAAGATGAATTTTGCACTGATGCAGTATCATCATTATGCACTAAGTGATATAGAAAACATGATACCATTTGAGAGAGAAATCTATGTGGCTATGTTGATTAAGTACTTAGAAGAAGAAAAGAAAAGGATAGAGAGTAGAAGGTAATGGCAAAGAAACAAGATCCTAGTATGAACTTATCTTATATACTTAAGAAGCAGGAAGAAGAAAAACTTTCTGGCTTAAGTGCTAATGTTGCGTCTCAGTTGACAGAAGCTGGAGTAAATCCTACAGCTACACCGAAAGAAGCTACTCGACAATCAACTAAAGAAAAGCCAACACCTCAACTTAATATAACTCCAGTATTAACTGAACTAAAATCACTTAACAATAATATGTTAAAAGTAGTAAAATCCATGGCAGAAAACAATGGATTACTTAAGACTCTTGTTAAGAATTCTAAGGAAGCTAAGTCATCTAAAAATAATCTTACTGAAGATAAACTTGAAGATCAAAACTTTAAAGACAAGTTAATGGATTTAATAATTGGTATCAAAGCTGGTACTGATAAGATTGAGAAGCCTAAGAAAGGTTTCTTTGATGATTTAGGTAAATGGGCTGCAGGACTTGCTTTAGCTCTTGGTGCACTTATTGGTTGGATTCAAGCTAAAGTTAAGTTCTTGTCTAGATTTATCCCAGATAACTTATTAGAATCAGTTAAAAAAAGGTTTGCAAATATTGGTAAGTTCTTTGAAGAACTAATAGCTCCACTTAAAGAAAGATTTGGTAAAGCATTTGGAAAAATAGCAGCATTCTTTGAACAAACTTTTAGTAAAATTAAGAAGTTACTTAGCTTTGATAAAGAGGCTAGTATTTTTGCAGAACTAGGTAAAGCTTTTAAAGCGTTCATATCACCATTTAAAAATGCATTTAGGATCTTAAGAGTCTTAGTATCTGGCCCTATAAAAGAAGTTGAAGGCATATTTAGTGGTATAGCAAAGTTTGTTAAGACATTTAGCGGAGTTATAGGTAAAGTAGCATCAATAATAAAAATTATTGGAGAACCAATCCTAATCATCATGGCTATCTATGATACGGTAAAAGGTGCAATTGAAGGGTTCAAAAAAGAAGGTATAGTTGGTGCAGTTAAAGGTGCATTAAAAGGATTATTCGATGCAACTATTGGAGGGTTCTTAGACTTAATTAAAGATATAGGATCTTGGGTACTAGAAAAGATTGGGTTTAAATCAGCTGCTAAGTTTTTAGATTCATTCTCGTTTAAAGATTTATACAGTAAATTCTTGGACTTAATGTTTGCCCCAGCAAAATGGTTCCAAGATATGCTATTATCTTTATGGAATACTGTTAAGAGTATACAGATAGGACCATTTAGTATATTCGGTAAGAAACTTGGTCCATGGAAACCTTTTGCATCTTTAGGTGGAAGTGATACATCGACACCGTCTGATAATACAAGTGCATCACCAACTTCTTCAGAATCATCTGATAATACAAGTGCAACACCTACGCCGACACCTGCGACATCAGTAAGTCCAGCACCAAATAGTGTACAATCATCTGATCTAGCTCCATCAAGCAGACAAACAGCTGATACTGTTTATACAAGATCTGGAGAAAATGCTGGTATAGCACAAGCTTCTCCAGCTTCAGCACCAGTTTCAGTGGTTAATGCACCAACGACAATAACAAAACAAACATCTAATAACTTGATTAAGCTCCCGGTACGGGATGAAGATACTACTATCCAGCAGTATTATAGATCAAGGTTCGCATATTAAAAAAGGGAGCTTTCGCTCCCTTTCTTTTTACTTCGTATTACTTATAAACGCATTCAGCTTTTCAGCTTTAGCGATGATATCATCTTCGCTTGGAAAATCAGGTACATCAAGTGATTCACTAAATGCCTGACCATTCCTTTCAGCTATCTGAAACTTAGTTTGATACTCTGTTTGAGCCTTATCTTTATTAGCATACCAATTGCTCATATAAAGATCTTGCGCCATCTTAAGTACTTCTAATCTAATTTCAAATGGTGTTTTATTAGCCATTTTATTTCTCCTTTGTGTGTTGTGTGTAAAAATAGGGTTTTTAAAGGTACTCCCCAAACCTTAGGATTAACCTTCGTCAGCTATCTTCTGAAAGAAACTCATATCGAATTCATCATCCGCATTGATCTCAGGCGCCTTTGATGCTATCGTAGGGGCTGGAGCCGATGGATATGATGGAGGTGGAGCTACTGGCAACGGATCAGCTGATAGTTGTTCTGCTGTCGGTGTTGCTGTACCACCACTCAATACTGCATCTAACTTAGCTTTTAACTCGTCATATGACTTAAAGTTA